ATAATGCCTTCACTATACTTTTCTAATGTTTCAAAATCAAAGCGTGGCTTATTAAAGTATCCTTCAGTCCAAGCAATTTCATTAATCTTATTAAGATTTTCTAAACCTTTTTGGTCCTTGGCGAGAAGGATAATGTGAAAATAAACCATGTCAAGAGGATCAGTGCGTTCTGCCTTTGCTCTCTTGTCAAATCTATCAACACAAAAATATCCTTCTACACCTAGGATAGGCTTTACACCATTTGCTTTTGCAATTCGATACAGCTCTCGATGCCCAGATAAGGTTCCGTGATCTGTGATAGCCAATGCTGGCATACCAAGTTCAACTGCTCGGTTTATATATTCTTCTGGAGTAGCAACACCATCAAATAATGAATAGTGTGTATGGACGTGTAAGCCAGTATAGTTCATATTACCAATCAGCGTTTGTTGCTGAAGTGGTAGTTGGGCCATCAAAGCCCAAATAGAACGCTTCTTGTTCCGCATATGGAATCTTCTTTAGTGCAAGTTCCAATGGGAATGGTTCGATTCCAGACCAGTTAAATGGTTCTGTATCGGGTGCTGATGGAATTAGTGTGTAATTGGTTTCAGTTCCCTGACCATTACGCTTTAGCTTCCATACAACATTTGAGATGCTACCAGTTTCAAGTGCATACTCACGAATTGTATTAAATGATGATTGCTTACTGATACCCATTGACCAGATAGCGACATATGGCTTTTCAATTCCATCGTCAACTAGAACATTGCAATAAAAACGTAGGCGACCTCTCCAGCCAGCCTTTGGATCTTTACGATGCATCTCTTCTGCCCAGTCACGGCCTTCTGATTCCATTGTGTCTACAGCCTTACGCTTGTAGTCTTTTGGATTTGTGTGCTCTTTTACTACAAGAGATAGACCACGTTCTGCATTGTAGTTTGCAGAGTCTTCGTCTAATTCTTCAACGAAACGAATCTTTACTGATTGTCCATCGGCAAGCTTTAGCCACTTTACCTTTGGTGAGTTTTCGTCATACTTCGGCTTATCGAGCAGGGCGTTGATTGCTTTTAATCCCTTTACTACGCTCATCTTTTTCTCCTTCGTGTTGTTTATATTATTTTAGTATTAGTTCAAAGTGTTTTGCAATTGATAAAATTGCCAATAAAGACCACAAAATATTGAACCAAATAATTGTAGGTAATGTCTTTACTGTTGATGACCAAATTAATGCAAGGCTTGATACCAATGCAAAAACATAAAGCCACCAAAACTGTTGTCCAAGTAAAAGGCCTGGAAAAATAATTGCAATCTTTGCCATAAATGCAAAGAACTCTACAGTGTTTGCTTTATTCCAATATGATTTAAAACGCATTGTTTTTAATGCATCTAACCACTGTGTTCTAAATTTCATTATTCCCACCTTTATATACTAGTTTAGCATAGAAAATATAGATTTGTCAAACTGGAATTCTAAACTCCTAATTGTTTCATCATCCATATCGCCAATATCTTTATATTTCTTATCTATTTGAATTACGCTAATAAGAGATCCAAGTTTTTCTATTAACTTATCCTTCATTATGTTACCAGCTTCATCATTATCTGCAACAAGTATAACGTTATTAAAATACTTTTCTAATAATTTAATCTGTGATGAAGACACATTAGCACCCAAAGTTGCGACTGCTGGAAAACCTACTTGATCTAATCGAATAGCATCAAAGGATGATTCAACCACGTATACAACGCTAGAGCTTTTTACCCTATGTAGATTAAACAAAATTTTACTCTTAGGTAAACCTGGTGTGTTTTTAAATTCTTTACCTTCAACAGTTCTTGCTACAAAGCCAATTGTCATCCCATCTGGTGACTGCATTGGTATTGTAACTGAATCTTGTTTTTCAGAATACCCTAGACTAAATTTTTCTATAGAAGATTTTGATATCTTTCTTCCTTCAAAATATCTCATTGCCCTTGGAGACTCTATTGCTTGATTGTTTAATCTTTTAATTAAAAGTTCATCATACTGTATAAATTCTGGTGGAGCATACATTGCTTTGCTTACAATATTTTCTATATTATGTTCTGTTTCTTTACTTTTTATGTATCTAGCAGTTTCAAAGTATGTTCTGCCAGTAGTAAACATAACAAACTCTTCTAGATTTTTTGTGGTTTGACATCCAAAACAAAAAAACAATCCACTATCCTTTGCAACTTCTCCAGCAGGAGTTCTGCTATTGTTGTGATAAGGGCAATAGATAATAAAATCATTACCAAATTCTGCTTCAATATCTATACCAGATCCATTTAAAACACGACGTATTTGTTCTTCAGTATATATATTACTTGCCATCTTCGTAATCCTTATAACGATAATAACCCTTATCAAAGTCTGCCTGCACTAAAAAGTCTCCCATAAAACCATTACGGTTTTTTCTAAATACACATTCAATAATATCACTATTGGTAGCACGACCTAAAGCCATAACCCAGTCAGCATCATAAGCAATCTGTCTAGACCAAGCGGTTTGCCCACGTGTTGGTGGGCTTGATAAATCTTTTACATCATCTGGGGTAGCAGATGAAATAGCAATAATAGGAACTTCTTCACTAATAGACATTAGCTTTAATTCTCTTGAAAGGTTTTTCATTCTTACCGTTTCGTTATCAGACTTTTGATTTGGGGACATAAGCTGCAAATAGTCTACTACAACAAAATCTGGACTATACTGGTCAATCTTTCCACGAATTACTGAAGGCGTTACTTCTCCACCACTATCATTAGATATAATGTGAAACTCTGGACGACCCTCAACTTTATTTTTATGCCATTTCTTTAGCATATCGATTTCTATTTCACCCTTACTTAATTTTCTATGAGACCAAAGTCCCTCACCCATAATAGCAAATAGTCTATTTCTAACTTCAGTCTCAGACATTTCCAAAGAAATGATCATTGGTGACTTACCCTGCTTCCATGCCTGAACTGCAAAGTATAAAGCCATCCAAGACTTTCCAATACCTGGATAAGCAAGAAATACACCAAGTTGTCCTGGCATAATTCCAGATGGTAGGTAGTTGTCAAACCCTGGTAGGTTAGTCTTAATTCCAACCTGACCTAGTTCATTTTGTTTTTGAACATTTTCATAATATGCAACTGCAGATTCTAAATCAGTGGCATCAATATCTCTAATAGAAGCAGTATTTTTCTTAAGCTCTGATGTTTTTGTAATTAGGTGTTCAAGTGCTTGTGGACCATTACCACTTTGCACTTCTCCTGCTGCATTCTTAATAATATCTTTTAGGCTGTCATTTAAATATTCAACCTGCAATTCTTCGAGATGATGCTTTGTAGCACCAATGCCTTCGACTGGCTCAAAGTCTCTAAATTTTTCTCTAACTAAATCTACTGGAGGAAGTGATTGATTATTTTCAGAGTATAGGCGAATAAAGTTCCAGATGTCACTATGTGTTCTAAGTAGGTTATCTACATTAGCCTGCAAGAGAACATGGATTTGCTTGTCCTTTAATACTGCAGTTATTAACTTAGCCTCTGTATTATTCACTTAACCACTTTCTTGCAATATTTCTGCGCTCTAGTCTTTCATTTTTATCTTGCTCTACTTCTAATCTTCCGTTTAATATTTTTTCTGCATTATAAGCAAAATAGTTCCATGTTGGATCTTGTGCAATAGAAAAATAGTATTCAAGAAGATCGTAACATTCTGACACCCCATAAGACTCTACGAGTCCATCTGCTGCCCACTGTTCAACATTAAGATTCATGTTAGACTTTTGCTCATACCTTTGTAGATATAACTTATTAAACCTACTAAGCAAAGCCATTCGGTCTTTGCGTTCGGCCACTACTCTGCTATTTCAGCTTTTGCTTCATTAATTTTATCAGTTAGCTTGTCTTCAACAAACTTGTATACACGCTCAAAAGCCTGGTCTACATTTTCTCCATCACGCTTTGAATCAATGATTCCAAGATCTAAACGTAAAGATTGAAAGTTTCCAAGGTTAAGAGTATATCCAAGAGTTACAGATACCTTTGTATTATCATTTTCCATTTTATCCACCCTTTTTTATTGTTATTACAATTGTAGCATAGAAACTAGAACTTAGATATTCTCGCTCCATACTGGAATGTATCGCCCATCTTCTGTCTTTGTATATGTAAGTATACCGTCTCCCATTCTACGTGTCAACTCTTGATTTGTAGGAGTGCTATTATTTGTTATTAATTTATCTTTTCTTGGCTGACCAATATGTATGCTTGCAAGAATAGATCTTATCTCTCTCACATGATCTTCTGAATAATATGCTCTAATTTTAAATCCACGTTTACCATCAAAGCTGGCCCCCATTGGTGGTGGTATAACTCCTCGTTTAATTAAGCTTGGCATATATTTTCTATGACGATTAATTAACTTAGAAGTCTCAGAAACTGTGTATGCCCTTTGTCTATTGCGTCTAAAGTCAGTTCTTAAGCATGTTTCAATTCTATCTTTAGTAATGTTATAAACAGTAACCATTCCAGTAGAACGAGAGCTATGGTGCAATCTAACTAGATCCCCGTTTAAAAACCAAATTTTTTGGTTTCCCTTTATTACAGGCTCGTTATTGTATTTTTGGCTCTCAATTTTTCCTTTTGCAGTATCCATCTACCACGCTCACTTTCTGATGGTGGATGAAAGAAATCTCTTACTCCACACACAATACAAAACATTTCCATATGATCAACCGTAGTATATTGTCTATCAACAAACATACGGCCTTTACATTTTTTGCAAAAAATCATAAACCACCCTTAATTAATTTGGAATGCCAAGAACAATTAAATTTACTGCTAAAGATAGATCTCCAGAAGCACCAAATCTAACGACTCCTTCTACACGAGAAGTTGTAACTGCTTTTAATATAATACTTACATTTTGACCAGCGGGAGTATTGCCAGTATTTACTGCTGTTGCTGTTGCAATAGGTTGATATTTAAAATCGCTTGGAAAATCATAAGAAAATGTCTTTTCGTTTCCCGCAGAAACTGTAGAGTTATTTGCTACTTCTATATATCCACCTATTAGACGAGCTTCTGATGTTTTAACACTTTGTTTTCCAGCACTAACCGTATCTACTGTGGTGTAATTATAGGTTGCTGATGAAACCTGTGTTGATAGATCATTAACAGTATCAGCCAACTGATAAATGTATGTGACATCTAATGGTTGTCCTCGTTCTGGTAGTGGTATTTTTGCCATTTATTCCTCCTATTTAATTATACCAAAGACTCTACGCCAGAGTCAAAGATAACTAGTGCTGTTTTTACTTGTTTTACAGATGAGGCAATTTGTATTTTAACATGAACTGATGTGGTCCCTGTATTTAAAAATGAATAACTGTGAACTGCCGATGTTCCGTGATAACTAAAACTTCCTGAATCAAATTTAACAAATACGTCGTAGGATGGTCTATTTAATTCATCTCCCCATACTGCTGTAATAATTGTTTCTGTAATTGACAAAGCTCCAGTAACTGATTGAACTGGTATAGCACTTGTAACAAATATTGGAGACCAGTGGGATGTTCTGTTTTTATCTTCTGATATTATTCTATATCTAACTGCATATCCAGAGGTGTCTGAATCAACTGCTGGCAAAGAAGATTTTAAAACAATTGCTTTTTTAACAGCCATTATGTAACACCAATTGAAAATCTAAACTCAACATAGTTACTTGTATTGGGAGACTTAATTATTGTTTCTGCTCCATCTGTTTTGATTACAGAGTATCCAGTTAATCCGTATAATGGATTTATTGTTGCAACATTTTCTAAACGCATTGCATCAAGAGCAACATAATAATCTGAAGATGTTATACCATTATCAATTACGGATGCATAAATTTTTACAACAGTAACAGCATCCCAAGTGAAATTAGCAGTTGTGTATAGTTCTTGCAATTGTTTTGAAACTACAAAATATCTATTACTTGAAAAATCTTGAACTAATTCTGGATTTCCAGATGTTCCATGGTTAATTTCTGCTTCAAATCTTGCAAATTCTCCAGTGCCAGCATCTGTAGATGAAAAATCAACCAACACTCTAACTGTATCTGGTATTGATCCAGAATCTCCATTTTTATTAATTAATGAGAATGCTAATCTTAGTTCATCAGTTGGTGAATTTTTTGTAAAATCAACATTAGCTCCAGTTAAATGAATATGGTTAGAACCAGCTTCAATTACAAAGTGATCTTCTGTTGGTCCACTATCTTCACTTATGGTTAGATTTGCATCATCTCCCTGTATAAATATAACGTTATTTAAAAATCTACTTCTTTCATATCTATTTACTCTAGCTGTTTTAGAAAAAATTGAATTATCTGCATTTGATTGAAACACAGCATTAGCTGTAGCAATTATGTTATCATCTTCTGGATCATCTAGTGGTGCTGATATTGTTGGTATTGCTACCGCTGAAGATGTAGTATGGTATTGCCAATTTTCAGTGTTTGTAAATGCAAATATATTTTTACTATCATATGCTCCAGCAGAGGGGTTAGCACCTGCTGAAAATATTCCAACCTCAGATATTTCATATCTTTCTTCTGTTGGAAGTTCTGCAGTTAATACAATTTTATTTATTCCAGATTCGTTAACAAACCCTCTAGAAGATATTGGAACTCTAAACATTTCAAAATCTAAAGATTGTTTAGTAGAAAAATCTTCTGGTGTATCTGCAATATCTAGTGGTGTAGGGCCACAGCCTATGGCAATATAAGAAGCATAGGCTGGTGCTTGACCAAGCATATACTTTCCTATTATAGTTTTGCCACTATTAGTTATCATGAATTTATTTCTCCAAATTCCGCTTCATATATTATACCACCCAGGGTTATTTCTATTTCAACCTGCTCATCACTATCCATATTAATAGTTTCAATAACTAAATTTCCTGTTGCAGTATCTAAATATACGTTAGACCCATTGGGCCCACTTCCAGTTTCTGGAACTTTATTTTCAAATTTAATAGAAAAATTAGAAAAATATTTATCAGAGGTATTTTGAATTCCTAGAATGTTGTTAGGATTATACTGTTGCTGTATTGATGAAAGATTTTTAATAGGTTGATAGGATACCTGTTGTCCATTTACGATGTCATTACGTGCAATATTTATTAATTCATGCCCTCCAATATTTTCAAAAATTAAATCAGTCATTACTTCGATTGGAACAGAGTCATCATTAAACAATACTGTATCAATTGGTGCAGTTTTTACTGTTGGCTTAGGAGGCAAAACTGTTACACTTGGTGGTGTAGCAGGCACAGCAGTTAGAAAAACTTCTTTCTTTTTTGGTTCTTCATAT